TTTTTAACTCTGTAACGAAATTTCTTTTCACCAACATTGAAATCAAAACCTTTGAAATCATTGGAAAAAAGCTTTTCTGTTTTACTGTTAAATGCAGATGCTTGGTTTTCAGCTACTTTACTCGCTTCTTCGTTTTCTTTTTTATAACGATTGAAAAAGTCAACCGCTTTTTTTGTTTCTGGGTTTAATTTAGACCCAGCTTTTATTTCTTCGTAATACCTAGATTTTAATCCATCTAAGTGATTTTTAGCTTTTGCTAGCTCTTCTTTTCTAGCTAACTTTTTTCTTCGAATGTCTCTATCTTCATCAACCTCTTCGTCGTAAGAAAAATTGTCTTCCATTATAAAATCAATTTCTTCCCTATCTAAATGAGGTTTAGTAGTTTCATAAAATTCTCTTAGTAGTTGTGTTTCATTCAATGAAGCATAATCGGTGTTAAGCTTTACGTAATCTTGTAAACTACCCCCGGTCTCATTCATAAACTCAACCACTTTTTGAATATTATCCGGTAATGCAATACCAGCATCCGCTTCGACTATGGCTTGCTCAACTTGTTCGTTAAGTTCTTCAACTTGTTCAGCTACTTCTTCGTTTACTATTTCTTCAAGAACGGGTTGTTCATCTTGAACGGGCTCTTGTTGTTGTGGTATTTCTTCAACCACTTCTTCGCTAATTGCGGCCGGTTGATCATCATCCACTGCATTTGTTTCTTGCTCTGGAATGGCATCAGTTTCTGGTTTGTTTAATAATCCTAAATCAACCTTAATAACCCCGTCGTCAACCGACACAGGTTTAGGTTCTTCTACCTTGACTTCCTCAACGGTAGGTAATTCTTGTTCTAATTCTTCTGACATGATAAAATATTATATAATTGTTACTATTATTATTACCTAGGGTCTGACGAACCTAAGTTAAATCCACCGCCCATTGTATCGAACCCACTTGACTCGAAGTCTTGTGCTGGCAAATTGTTTTGTCTTTGTTGTATTAATTCACTTTGTTGTGTAGCTTGTAATTTAGTTCTGTCGTCTTTTCTATCTTCTTTGTCTACTATCTCAGATTTACGACCTTGAACCTCTAAACCTTTAAGCTGTAAATTCATTTCAAATTCTAATTGCATTAACTCTTTCTTTAAAGTAGCTTCTTGCATTAATTTTTGTGTATCAATTTGAGCTTGAGCGTTTGCTAACTCTATTTTTTGTTGTATTAAAGCCTGACTCTTTTGAACCTCTGCTTGAGCTGCTACTTGTTGCGCTTGTGCATTAGCTTGGGCTTGAGCTTGTATATTTTGTTGTTGTATTTCTTGGTCTTTTTTCTGTTTGTCTATTCTTCTTATTTTTAATAATTGATTAGCCAACTTAAGATTTTTAATTTCTCTAAGATCAATAGCATCTGATAAATCAATCAACCCACTTTGTACAGCCGCTTGTATATTGTTTTCTAGTACAGCTCTTTCTTCTTCGTCTGGTTGTAACTCAATAAATATACCAAAATCATAAAGATATAAATCTTTCATTTCTTCTAATACAGCTACATTTTGATTACCTATTTTATGTATAAAAGCGTCTCTTGTTGGAGAATATTCTAATATATCTGAAATTCTTAATGATAAACCCTCACATAAATCCGATGTTAAAAACAAACTTCCATCTAATATATGTCTTGTTGCTACATTTGAATTTGCTGCTGCCATTTTTTGTACGCCAACTAATGCTCTAGAATCTGGAGTACTTCCATCTCTAGCTTCATTTAATCCGGTTACGTCACGGATCATTTGCATGTAGTAATTGTAATTGCCAATTAGTGATTGCATTTTACCGCCTCCAGCTCCTGTAGTTATTTCTTGAATAGGAACTTTACCAGGATTCATATCACCATCTTGAGTGAACGATCTACCGATTACAGAACCTGTTTGAAAAAACATATTAAGCGCTTCTTGCGGATTGTAATTTGTACCGTTACCTAAATCAACTTCAGCCAAGCCGTCTGCATCAAGATAAACTCCATCCGGAACCATTCTTGACATTACCTGCTGTAATTTTAAATGAGTTAATTGAATCATATCCGCAAATCCAGTTATACGACTTACTATAGATTCTATTCTACCTCGATACATTCTAGGAGCAACCATGCTATAATTCATTTTGACTTTAGAGTAATCACTCTTTGGTCTAATCATATTCTTAGCCAGTTCCCACTTAAGCATTCTTCCACCAACAATCTTTACTCCCTCGTATAATACTTCAAGAGATTTAGATAACTTTTCAATACCATACTCCTCATATAATTCAGGCGGCGGATTAAATTGATCATCTTTAGGTATTATTTTTGCTGCTCCAGTTGCGGTTTCTTTTACTTTATAAACTTCATTAGTAAATGTTTTGTAATTAAAATACAATACCTGTACTGTATTAGAATCATCTTGATTTACGTTACTAATAGATCTATTGTAAAAACCGTTGTTACTAACTGATTGCCCAGCAATATCTTTTAATTCCTCATTGGTAAGCCAAGGGAATTCTTTTTTAAGTTCATTTAAGTGTACTGATCTTACTTCTCCTACATAATATATATCGTCAAAGTAAGGTGAATCTGTATATGACCAAACTAAGTTAACAGGGTCCACATATTCTACTTTAGCCCCTTCTGATTTTGTAAAAACATTTTTTACAGCACCAATACCTATAGTGGTTAAATCATAATTACAACGTCTTTTTATTAAGTCATAATTATTACCATCTAATAAGACTTTGATTGCTTGCTCTTCCGCAATCTCAACTTGTTGTTTATAAGTAAGTTGCATATGAAGATCTAACTCTTCTTTATTTTTAGGTAATGTTTCAGGATCATTTTCAAATAAGTTAACACCAAACTCAGCAGAAGCAAATTCATTAAGCTCTTTAGTTTGCATGTCTCTTATTAAAGACTCCATGTATCTTGTACGTTTATCCACTCCATAAGGATCCTGTGAATAAGCTCTTATATCAAATAGTCTATCAGAAATACCGTTAACTACTATATCTACAAATTTAGGTATAATAGGCACAGGTTTCCAATCCAAATTCAAATAAGATAAATCACCGTTTATAGATAACTCATCTTTATATTTTTGTATAGGCTGTTCGCCTCTAGCGTATAATCTTAAATTGTGAAAAGTAACTTGGTTGCTTTGAAATCTACTGCTATTACCTCCATTGGTATTATTGAACCACTCACTTTCTATAGCTCTACCTACAGTAGTACCATAATCCATGGACATCTTCTCCGCATCGCTAGCTACTTGGCTTGGAAAATAACTTGTTATAACTGACTCAGCCATATTTTTATTTTTCTATTAATTTTGATAAACCACCTTGGTTGGTGTATTTAGCTATTTTTAAACTTATTATTTCTTTTTGTACTTGAGGTCTGGGATAATATAAATGTCTATTACAAGCCATTATAGCTAAGCCAGAACTTATGGCCGCATCAAACTTTGTTCTTTTATTTATATCAAAACCAGCCCAATCATTTAAAGTAGTATTAAAATACATTGCACCGTACTGACCATCTTCACGTAAACCTACGTGTTTGTCTATATATGTTTCGATAGCTGCCGCGTGTGCTTGTTTTATATCTTCACTAGAGTTAGGCATTCCACCAATTTCTCTTTCAGTTACAGATAATTTGTTCCACACTTTGTCAGGTCTATTCATTGAATACCCTCTGTATCCTCTTCTTTTAAAATAATACAATAATCTAGGTTTATTGTTTTCACATAATAAAGGCATTCCATAAAATATACAAGCCATTAATACATCTTCAAAAAATATCTCTGCGGTTTGCGGTCTAGCTATATATTCTAAAAAGAACGTATTAGCGGGAGCATCTTCTAAACTGAATTTTGTTAAACCATGTAAAGCCCCTTTAGATCCGTGTCCGTCTGTTGTTCCTGATATATCATAACTATCACAACCAAAGGCTCCCATATGCTCGTTACCTGGAGCTTTTAATCCTTTATTAATAACTTGCTTGTTTTGTAAATGTCCCCCAGGAACCCAAGATACTAAAAATCTTCCAGATGGATTAGGTGAAAATTTAACCGTAGAATCTTTTATTCCATTTACCCATTGAAAGCTGCCTCTTGTTAATACATTTGTATTACCTAAATCCTCGTTGTAATCTATTTGTTCGTATATTTTAACTAAATTAAATATACTATTTTTTGTTTCATCTCTAAAAGCGTGCTCCTCTGTTCTCGGGAACTGTCTATAGAATTCATTTAAAGCGTCTTGATCAGACTTTAAACCTTCAGCTTCATTATTCCAGTGCTCGATAACTCCAACGTCTATAACGTCTCCGTATGGACCTAAAACGTGCCCTTCAGGCGTGTTAAATACAGGATGCCCGTACTCATCAATAAATCCTTCGTAATTCCATTCCATCGGAATGAATAAAGAATATAAACCAGAAGCTGTTTGTCCGTTTCTATTTCTTTTTGTAACATCAGAGTTACTATATAATTTCTTAAAATTATCTCCTCCTTTATCTAAAGCGTTCGATGTACTACCCATCATACACTTACCTATAATTCTAGAACCTAGTCTTAAACACGTTTTTGTAACTCGCCAGTTATTTAATATATTGTTTGGTCTTTCCCATTTACCNCTTTCATCATGTACTAGTAANCTTAGTTTTTCCCCGTCATAGGCGTTATCACCGGTGTTTTTCCAGTCGACGGTGGTGTCGAGCCCATCCAACGTTTCGGTTTTAGAGGCTTTGGTAATGGACTTTCTGGTAAGTTTGGACGCGGGGACACGATAGGCAAGTTCCGTTTTCGGCCTGTCCATACCGTCTTGTATTGGTTTGAAGAAGAAGGGATAGTTAACAGAAATGGGTACAACCTTATCTGTGAACATTTTCTTAGCATCGGCTCCAGATTTGGACAATATCCCAAAGCGTGAGTCCGACGATATTGTAGCCATGTTAACCGTTTCCCCAGACGCCATGAATGAAAAGCCAGAACGTCTGTTCTTGAGATATGACATTCCATAACATCTGTTGTCCGCTTTACAAGCTTCCCAGAATATGTAGAATAATCTGTTTGACTCCCTAAAGTCTGGCTGCCCAACATCAATCTTGGACCACTGCAAGTACATAAAGTGAGTACCAGTAATGTAAGTAGCCAAGCCTTTATTATTGAACCAATGGCCGTTTTCCCTTTTATTAAATTGTTCATCTATATAGCTTTCCCATTTTAGTTTAAATGACTCTGGATAATCCCTCCAATCAAATATGCTTTCAATTGATTTTAATTCTTTAGGGTATTCTTCAGGAGTCCATTTTTTATTTGTTTTATCTACACTAGGCGGAACTTTTGGCAAAGCTATCTTTAAATTTTGTATATCGTATATTTCACCAATTTGCCCAGTCTTACTTATAACAACGATGTCGTGTTCTTTGTTATATCCATATTCCCACTTTTTAGCTTTATTAAGCCTTGATATTGTGGTAAGCTTTACTGGCGTTATAATCTTATATAATGTTTGTTCGTACATTACTTAGATCTTTTTTCAGCAAATCCTTTAAAAGATTTTTCTTCTTTTACTTCCGCTGGTTTTTCGTCAATAATATCTTGTTCAAGTTGTATTCTTGTAAGGATTTCAAAAGCATCAAATATTGCTAGTTTTTTAGTAGCTGCTGCGTTTTTTAATCTATCAGCAGTTATATCATCTCCGGAATCAACAATAGCTTCTTTGGCTACTTTAATTAATTCCTCAACCGCTTTATGCCCAGCTTGGATTATACTCTTCTTCGTTTCCTTGATATTCATATTTAATTGTGATTGAATTTGTGGGTACTCTATAAATTCTATCGTTACCGATTACAAATTCATATTCTGCCCCAGGTCTAAACCCGACTAGATCTCCGTCTTTTAATCCTTTTAGTTCAGGATCTTTGAAGTATAAAACACCAACACCTTCTTTCTCTTTATCTAATGAAAATGATTTTGTTTCTTTTATAGGTTTTACGAAATTAAATCCCTTACAGCTTTGCCAGTTGCTTTTTCTTTTGTAAGCATAAACCTGATCTTCAGTTGCAAAGTATATATTATCTTTATAGTAAGATCTACTATTTTTTTCGTCACCTCTAATGTCTCTAAAACGTCTAAATACATTGTGATGCACTATTACTTGATCACCTTCTTTTATATCAGTATCTGATAATTTAGGTACGGATATAACCTTAGCTATTCTATTTGAATAATTATGATTTTGTAATTCTGTATTTAACAATAATTCATTGCCTTCAATATTCTTTACATTGTTATATCTTTCGCCTATAGGCTCTATGATAAAATTAATTAATGACTTCATTAATATTGCAAATCATATTCTACTGCAATTGCCATATTTTTATTAAAATCTTTCCATGGCATTATCTCGTTATTCTTTTCTATATATATTGAGTACTTAGTATCTTCTTCAATTATATTTTTTATGGTATGACCACCATACACTTCCTGTCCAACAGAGTAGTGCATGGCATCATTTTTGTAGTCTTTACCAATACTTATCTTTCTAACTATCTGATTCATTTTCTTTGATTTCTCCATTTTGGATATCAATAGAAACTTGACCATAAGTTTCTTCTAGCTTTTTTTGTGTTTCACCTAAAGCTAATTTTGCTTGTCCGCCTAATAAAATAAGTTCTTGCTTTTGCAATTCTAAACCACCAATTTGCATTTGCACTTCATTAATTTTACCAATTACTTCTTGTAATTCTTTTAATTCTACTTCTGATAACTTTTTTGACATTTTTATTAAATTTAATTGTTTATATTATAAGTATATAGTTACTTGTTTTAGCTAATTCTTAATGACATGCAATCATCAGAGTCGCTGGGTTAGAACTTTCTACTAACACATAATCAACGATTACTGGCAAGTATGTTGATAACTTTTTTGACATTTTTATTAAATTTAATTGTTTATATTATAAGTATATAGTTACTTGTTTTAGCTAATTCTTAATGACATGCGATCATCAGAGTTGCCGGGTTAGTGCTTTCTACTAACACATAATCAACGATTACTGGCAAGTATGTTCCTGCTTGTACTCCTTGAAAAGATACTGCTTGAGAAGCTAAAGGTGTGTTATCAACTCCTGTAACTGTAATCACAGCCATAGAAGTACCTCCTGCTATTCTAAGTGTTTGACCAACAACATAACCA